GGCGCTCTTGGACATCTTCGGGGTGCGGGGGGTGCGGGGCTTGGCGGGCTTCTTCGTCTTCGTACTCATGGTCATCTCCGAACTGGGGGTTGGAACCCCCGCCGCACATTGCGGCGGGGAAGCGTGGCCGTCGCGGCTCCCCGCGACGCCGCGTGGGGTCTGTCAGCAGCCCGCGACGCGCTCCATCTCGTTGAGCACGTCATGGACCATCGAGTTGGTGGCGGCGGCTTGGCCTCGGCGGTCGGTGCCGTAGACCACCTTGGCGACCTCTGTCGCCTTCGCATAGCGACTCTCCCGGTTCTCGTCGCGGGCGATGTGCGCGATGCAGATGTCCTGCCTGCCCGATCGCCGGGTGTGCTGTTCGATGGTCACCTCCGCGCCGCGCTCAGTGCGGCGGATGCTGATGTCTTGGTCGATGCCCTCGATCACGATCGTCTTGATGGTCATGGCGTTGCTCCTTGCGGTTGGTGGTTCTGGTCACTCGGCGTCGTTCAGAAAGGCCTCGACGTGCTCGGGGTCCATGTTGCTGAGGAACCCGACCAGATCAATCAGGTCGCTGCGGACCTTTCCGAGGCTTCCCGCGAAGCCCCAGTTGCGCGGGTCGGCCTTGGCCCCCTCGGCGTGCTTATCGAGTTCCATCTGCAGCACGTCCATCAGGCGGGCGATGTCGTTGCGGCGTGCGGCGTAGGTCTCGGCGGCGGTCGGTTCGGGCTTGGTGGTCTTGGGGGTGCGCTTCGTCATGGTCGTGCTCCTTTGGGTTGGTGGTCTCTGGTAAACAGCGAAGCCCGCATTTCGCGGGCTTCAGGTCGTCGGGTGGTTGTCGTTCTTGCGGTCCCAACTCGTCGTGTCTTTCGGCTGGCCGACCGCCCGGAGGTAGTCGACCAACTCGTCGGCGGCCCAGGTGTCGCCGTCGATCGCGTCGTGCTCGTCGGGGGCGTCGGTATCGCGGTTGATCTCGAAGAGGCGGAAGCCGCCAAGCGCTCCGGGCCGCGGTCCCCAGTGGCCGTCGAGGTGGCGGCCGCGACCGGCGGGGACCGTCGCGATGTTCCAGGTGCGGCCGTCGGGCGTGTGGATCTCAATCGCGGGGATGTGGAACCCGCTCTTGGCGAGGGTCTTGGCGAGGTCGATCGTGGTCTTCGTGGTCGCGTTCATGTTCGCGGTCTCCGTCGCGTGCGGGGGGTGCGTTGTTCCCGCTCGCGTATGACACACATTGGCCGGCTGACGGGGAACAGGCAAGGCGATCGGCCTGCATTTCTCGATGATTCTGCGACATGTGGGCAACTGCGTCCGCGATGTGGGCAAGTTCGCGCGGGAGGTCCGCGATGACTCCCGAACACGCGCCTAGTTCCGGTCAAACGCCGGGGGGACAGGGGATGTCCCGGCTCAACCCGGCGGCGCTGCCCGTGGCGGACGCCGCCCGCGTGCTCACCCGGCTTGGCGGTAAGTCCGTGACGGACTCCATGCTCCGCGCCGACATCGATGCCGGCGCGCCCGTAAACGCAGATGGCTCGCTCAACCTCGTGCACTACGCCGCGTGGCTGGTGAAGGAGATGTCTGCCGGTGGCGATTGACCCGCGCAAACTCAAGCCCGGCGAACTCGCGCGGCTGCTCAACAGCACGCCGCTGGGCGAGGTGATCAGCGAGCGGCAGCTCCACCGGCATCGCACGCGCGCCGGGTTCCGCGTCGCGGCAGACGGCGACGCGGGCAAGGTCGATCTGTTCCGATACGTGGCATGGCTCGTGGCCACGCGGCATGAAGCGATCGCTGAGGCCGCCAGTGCGCCCGAGGGTTTGACGGGTTACGACGCGATGAAGGAGCGTGCCCGGCTCCGCAACGCGATGCTCTCGCTGTCGGGACGAGACATTGGTGACCTGCCTCCGGTCGCGGACGCAGCGAGGAGGCGGAAGGCGGCCCGCGACTTCCGGTTCTTCTGCGAGGCGTATTTCCCGCAGACGTTTCACCTCAAGTGGTCGAACGACCATCTCAAGGTCATCGCCAAGATTGAGCAGGCGGTGCTCGATGGCGGACTGTTTGCGATGGCGATGCCGCGCGGCTCGGGCAAGACCTCGCTCTGCGAGATCGCGTGTCTGTGGGCGTTGGTGTACGGGCACCGGGAGTTCGTGGCGCTTGTCGGCTCCGACGAAGAGCACGCGGCCGGGATGCTCGATTCGATCAAGGCGGAGCTGGAGAACAGCGAGATCCTCGGCGGCGACTTCCCAGAGGTCTGCCACCCGATCCGCTCGCTCGAAGGCATCCACCAGCGGGCGTCGGGTCAGCTCTACCAGGGCAAGCAGACCCACATAGGCTGGACCGCACGGGAGATCGTGCTCCCCACCATCTCGGGCTCGGTGGCGTCGGGCGCGATCATCCGCGTGGCGGGGATCACCGGTCGCATCCGTGGCATGAAGCACAAGCGTGTCGACGGCGTGAGCGTTCGCCCGTCGCTCGTGCTCATCGACGACCCCCAGACCGACGAGAGCGCACGGTCGCCCTCGCAGTGCGCCAACCGCGAGCGGATCCTCGCCGGCGCGATTCTGGGCCTGGCCGGCCCGGGCCGGAAGATCGCTGGGCTCATGACGCTGACCGTCGTGCGCCCCGACGACCTGGCCGACCGCATCCTCGACCGCGACAAGCACCCGCAGTGGCAGGGCGAGCGGACCAAGATGGTCTATTCGTTCCCCAAGAACGAGAAGATCTGGGCCGAGTACGCCCGCGTGCGGGCCGAGGGGCTTCGCGCCGATCGCGGGAGCATTGATGCCACGGCGTTCTACGGCAAGCACCGGACGGCGATGGACGAGGGGGCGGTCATCGCCTGGCCGGAGCGGTTCAACCACGACGAATTGTCGGCGGTGCAGCACGCCATGAACCTGCGGCTGCAGAACGAGGCTGCATTCTTCGCCGAGTACCAGAATGAGCCGCTGCCGGAGGTCGAGGTCGCCGACGACCTATTGAGCGCCGACCAGATCGCAGCGAAGGTGAACGGGCACGCCCGCGGGCTTGTCCCACTCGGGTGCTCGCACCTGACGATGTTCGTGGACGTGCAGGGCAAGGCACTGTTCTACCTCGTAGCCGCCTGGGAAGACGACTTCACGGGTCACATCATCGACTATGGCACCGAGCCGGACCAGAAGCAGGCATACTTCACGCTTCGGGATGTACGCCGGACGCTTGGGGCCGCATCACCACGCGCCGGCGTTGAAGGCGCGATCTACGGTGGCCTGGAGCGGCTCATCGAGGCGACGGTTGCTCGCGAGTGGCGGCGCGACGACGGCGCGATGGTGCGGATCGACCGATGCCTGATCGACGCCAACTGGGGTTCGTCGACGGACGTGGTCTATCAGTTCTGTCGCCAGAGTCCGCACGCCAGCGTGCTCACGCCCAGCCACGGACGCTATGTCGGCGCGAGCAGCCTCCCGTTCAGCGATTACAAGCGGAAGCGCGGCGAGCGGGTCGGCTTGAACTGGCGAGTGCCGATCGTGACCGGAAAGCGGGCGGTGCGGCACATCCTGTTCGATACCAACTACTGGAAGAGCTTCGTGCACGCGCGTCTCGCGGTGCCCATGGGCGATCCCGGCGGGCTCTCTCTGTTCGGCCAGAAGCCCGAGCCACACCGTCTGTTGTCGGAGCACCTCACCAGCGAGTACCGCGTGCGGACGGAAGGCCGGGGCCGCACCGTGGACGAGTGGAAGCTCCGTGTCGAAGGGCTCGACAACCACTGGCTCGATGGTCTCGTCGGCGCGGCGGTCGCCGCATCCATGCAGGGCGCGGTGCTCTTTGGCACTGATCACAAGCAGGCTGTGCGCCCTCGTCTTCGACTGTCGGCACTCAAGGGAGCGCAGCGCTGATGCCACGCGTGCGGCGAGTCATCCCGACGGAGAAGGACCAGCCCCTCGGGCTGGTGTGTCGTGGCTGTGGATGCCAGCACTTCCGAGTGCTCTACCTCAAGCGGATTGCCGGTGCGATTGTGCGCCGGCGGGAGTGCCGGCACTGCGGGCGGCGTGTCTCGACCAGGGAAGCCCAGGCGTAGCCCGTTCGATCTATCGAATGACTTGACCCAAGCGCTGCGCAAAGCGGACAGCGGCCCCAGCGACGGCGTATGTAGCCGGGAGACGTCTCGTCGTTTCGAGACGAGGAGACCGCTGTGCCCGACGCCCCACCATCTCCGGATCCCGACCAGGCCCTCCGCGACGCCGCGTCGCAGCCTGCCAAGGCGTCCGTGGATGGTCAGTCTGTCGAGCAGCACCCGCTGAAGGACCAGATCGAGGCCGACCGCTACCTCGCGTCCAAGGCCGCCGCGAGGAAGCCCGGCCTCGGCATCAAGTTCGCCAAGATCGTCCCCCCCGGTTCTGTCTAACCGCCCATGCTGAAAGCCATTGCCAACATCATGAGCCGGGTTGCTCCCCTTCGCGGGATGCAGAGCGTCTCTCCCTCCCCGGCGGCGTCGCGTGCTCCGCACGGAGGCGGATCGCGCGGCGGCCGCCGTTTGGTTGTCGCCAAGTTCGACTCGGCCAAGACCACCCCGGAGAATCGCAAGCACTGGGCCAACGCCGATGGCCTCTCGCCCAACGCCGCGATCAACCCGGAGGTGCGGCGCGTCCTCCGCAACCGCGCCCGCTACGAGGTCGCCAACAACTCGTATGCCAAGGGCATCGTCCTCACGCTCGCCAATGACACCATCGGTACCGGTCCCCGGCTGCAGATGCTCACTGACGACGCCGACGCGAATGCTCGCATCGAGGATGCGTTCGAGCAGTGGTCGCGGGCGGTCGACCTCCCCGGAAAGCTCCGCACCATGCGGCTGGCCCGGGCCGAGAGCGGTGAGGCGTTCGCGCTCCTGATCAACAACCCCGGCATCGCGTCAGCGGGCTCGCCCGTATCGCTTGATCTCAAGCTCATCGAAGCGGACCAGGTTTGCACGCCCTTGCTGCGCCGCGGGCGCAACGACGAGATCGACGGCATCGCTCTGGATCAGTGGGGCAACCCCTCCGCCTACCGCGTGCTCAAGCGGCACCCCGGTGACAGCGGCGTGTTCCGCACGCCCATCGACGACCTTACGGCCTACGACACGTTCCCCGCCTCGTCGGTCGTGCACTACTTCCGCCCGGATCGGCCCGGCCAACTCCGCGGCATCCCCGACATCACGCCGGCGCTCCCGCTGTTCGCGCAGCTCCGCCGGTACACATTGGCGACCATCGCCGCCGCCGAGACCGCCGCCAACTTCGCCGCCGTCATCTACACCGACGCGCCTGCCAACGGCGAAGCCGATCCGCTGGAGCCGATGGACGAGGTCGAACTCGAGCAGCGCCTGGCGACCGTCCTTCCCGGTGGCTGGAAGCTCGGCCAGGTCCATGCCGAGCAGCCGACGACCACGTTCGGAGAGTTCAAGCGCGAAATCCTCAACGAGATCGCACGGTGCTTGAACATGCCGTTCAACGTCGCGGCTGGCAACTCCTCGGGGTACAACTACGCCAGCGGTCGCCTCGACCATCAGGTGTACTACAAGAGCATCCGCGTCGAGCAGCACCACCTGCAGCTCGCCGTGCTCGATCGCATTCTCAAGGCGTGGCTCAACGAGGCGGTTCTCGTCGAGGGGCTGCTCCCGCAGTCCCTGCGGACCATCGCCGCAACGCTCCCGGAGCACGCGTGGTTCTGGGATGGCGTCGAGCACGTTGATCCCGCCAAAGAGGCCAACGCCCAGGCCACCCGACTGGCCAACCACACGACCACGCTCGCCGCGGAGTTCGCCCGGCAAGGCCGCGACTGGGAGCAGGAGCTGCGCCAGCGTGCCAAGGAGCTCGCGCTCATGAATGAGCTCGGCCTCGCACTCGCAACCGCACCGGCTGCCGCTCCGGCCGCGAACGCGCCCGCCGAGGACACCGATCCCCCAGACCAAGTTGATGAGGAGACCGCCAGTGCCAGTCACCGCTGACCCCAAGAAGACCATTCCCGCTCTCACGCTCACCGCAACCGCCGACATCACCGTCGTTGCTGCGGCCGATGGGCAGGCTGCGCCTCTCCCCCGCTTCAAGATGGTCGCGTACACCGGCGGCGCGATGCGGGTCGCGGGCTGGCGTCACCCGGTCGTGATCGACCTCGCGGGCCTGGCGGTTCCCTCGCAGGCACGCCCCATCCGTTTCGGGCATGACCCGCTGTCGGGCGTCGGCCACACCGATTCGATCCGCGTCGAGGCCGGGCAGCTCGTGGCGACGGGCGTGATCTCGCGTGACACGAGCGCCGCCAAAGAGGTCGTCGCGTCCTCGCGGAACGGCTTCCCCTGGCAGGCCTCCGTCGGCGCGAGCGTCGAGGAGTTCGAGTTCATCAAAGACAACCAGAAGGCGACGGTCAACGGCCAGGAACTCACTGGCCCGGTCAACGTCGTCCGCAAGGCCACGCTCGGCGAGATCAGTTTCGTGGATCTCGGCGCAGACGGCCGCACCAGCGCGAGCATCGCCGCGCGTCAGAACAAGGAGCCCAGCGTCATGGCCGACGATCCCACGACTTCCAATCCCACCCCGTCCCCAATCATCGCCACCGAGCAGACGCCTGAGCAGGTCCGCGCTGCGGCGCTCGCTGAGACCGCCCGCATCGCCGCCGTCCGCAAGGTCTGCGGCGGCAAGCACAGCGAGATCGAGGCTCAGGCCATCCGCGACAACTGGGATGCCACGCGCACCGAGCTCGAGGTCCTGCGTGCCAGCCGACCCAAGGCTCCGGCCATCCACGCTCCGGATAACAGCGTGACCAGCGAGGTGCTGGAGGCCGCGTGCTTCCAGAGCGCCAAGCTCGAAGGCATCGAGAAGGTCTGCTCCACGCAGGCAATCGAGATCGCCGCCAAGCGGTTCCAGGGCGGCCTGGGCCTGCAGGAACTGCTCTTCGAGGCCGCGATCGCCAACGGCTACACCGGCCGCACGTTCCGCGACAGCCGCCGCGTGCTCGAAGCCGCGTTCGGTCGGGGCATCGAGGCGGGGATGACCACCATCGACGTGGGCGGCATCCTGTCCAACGTCGCCAACAAGTTCCTGCTGGAGGGCTTCTTCAGCGTCGAGCGTGTCTGGCGGAGCATCTGCGCGGTCCGCAACGTCAGCGACTTCAAGACCGTCACGAGTTACCGCCTGGTCGGCAAGGACCAGTACGAGCAGGTTGCCCCCGGCGGCGAACTCAAGCAGGGAACGCTCGGCGAGGAAACCTACACCAACAAGGCCGACACCTACGGCCTGATGCTCTCGATCGATCGCCGCGACATCATCAACGATGACCTCGGCGCGATCACCACGGTTCCCCGCAAGCTCGGCCGTGGCTCGGGCCTGAAGATCAACGACGTCTTCTGGACGGCGTTCATGAACAACGCCGCGTTCTTCAGCGCCGGCAACAAGAACTTCGTCTCAGGCGCGGACACCGCGCTCGGCATCGACGGCCTCACCAAGGGCGAGGTCGCGTTCATGGACCTTGTGGACTCCGACGGCAAGCCCACGGGCGTGATGCCAGCGATCCTGCTGGTGCCGACGGCGCTCTCGGCGATGGGCACGCAGCTCTACAAGAGCGTCGAGCTCCGGGACACGACCGCGAACACCAAGTTCCCCGTCGCCAACCCGCACCAGGGCAAGTTCCGCATCGAGGTCAGCCGCTACCTCTCCAACGCGCTCTACACCGGCAACTCGGCCAAGGCGTGGTACCTCCTCGCGGACCCCAGCGACCTCCCGGTCATCGAGATGGCGTTCCTCAACGGCCAGGAAGCGCCGACCGTCGAGACCTCGGACGCGGACTTCAACATGCTCGGCATCCGGATGCGTGGGTACCACGACTTCGGCGTCAACCTGCAGGACCCGCGTGGCGGCGTGAAGAGCAAGGGCGAGGTGTAAGCCATGCCCGTGCAGGGAAGCACAGGCGCTGGGGGGCTCGGCGGCGAGCTCCCCAGCGAACTCGGAAGCGGCATCGATCAGCAATCGGGCATCGACACCGATGGCCCACCAACAGATGGAGGTTCAGGAATGGCTTCAGGACCAGCAAAGTTCGTTCAGGAAGGCGGCTCGATCGACTACACCCCCGGCGCTGACGTGCTCGTCGGCGCGGTGGTGGTGCAGGCCGACCTCATCGGCGTCACGCAGGCACCGATCAAGGTGGGCCAGTTGGGATCGCTCGCCGTCACCGGCGTCTTCGACTTTAACAAGGCGGTCGGCGCGGGCAGCGCCATCCCCGCGGGCACGCTGACGTACTGGGATGCGGCCGCCCAGAACGCCACCAAGAACGCGGCCGCCGGCGCGAACAAGCTGATCGGCAAGGCGGTGAAGGCCACCGTCGACGCCGACACGATCGTTCGCGTTCGCCTGCAGCAATAAGGAGTTCGGCGTGGGCGACCTGCTCGATCGCGGCGCGGCCTTCCTCGATGCCCAGCGTCACCAGCACCTCTCGCGCCCTGTCCTCTACCGGCGTGGCACTGACGAGAAGGAAGTCCAGGCCACCATCGGCAAGACCGAGTTCGAGCAGGCCGACGACGCGGGGCTCATTCACCGAGTGGAGTCGCGGGACTTCCTCGTGCGGACGGGGGACCTGGATCTGGGCGATGGCCCGATCCTCCCGCGGGCGGGCGACCAGGTGCGTGAGACGGCTGGGACAAACGTCTTCGTGTACGAGGTCAATGCGCCGGGAGGGCAGCCGCCGTTCCGGTACAGCGACCCGTACCGCAGGGTTCTTCGGATTCACACCAAGCACATCGCAACGGAGTAACGATGGCAGAAGGCAACGGACAGAACGGCAGTGCTCGGTGGGCCGGCGTGGTCGTCACCGTCGTGCTCGCGGCAGGCGCGATGACCATCCAATGGGGCGTGGTGACTACCAAGCTCCAGCAGGTGGAGAAGCGGCTCGACGAGTTCATCGGCGAGGCCCGCAGCATCCGCGCTCAGTACGCCGAGATGGAACGCAAGATCTGGTTCCTCGAGGGCAAGCTCTCCGGGCTGACTTCCAACTCGCCGCGCCAGAGCGTGCCAACGACGGGCTCGCCTGTGATCGGAGGCGGCCCTTGAGCACGATTGCCGCCCTCACCGACGCCGTCGCGGCGCACGTGAGCGCCGGGTCCTTCGGGCAGCCGCTCACGGCCGTGCGGATGTTCCAGCCCGCGTTCACGCTGGAGGACCTCAAAGACCTACGGGTCTCGGTGGTTCCGCGCACGCTGCAGATGTCGCCGGTGACGCGGGACAGCCTGGCCATCGAGTACGTCGTGGATGTGGGGGTGCAGAAGAAGCTCCCCGCCGAAGGGACAGACGCGGCGATCGATGAACTGCTCGTGCTGGTCGAGGCGATCGCGGATCACCTGCGTTTCACACGGCTGGAGGGCTTCCCCGATGCCGCGTGGGTCGGGATCAGCAACGAGCCGGTGGTGTCGAGCGAAGCGCTCGAGCAGCACCGGGTGTTCACCAGCGTCCTGAGCGTCACCTACCGGGAGCGGAGGTAGCCATGCGCAACACCATCATCTTCAGCGTGGCGATGACCGACGAGCTCAAGCCGCTGGCGACCCAGAAGACCATCGCCACCTTCACGCTCACGGCATCGCACAAGAACACGCAGGACCTCCTGCTGTCGGATGGCAAGACGGACCCCATCGAGGTCGCCCCGGGCACGCAGTACTACTTCGAACGGGTGAACCTGGCGGACCTGTTGGTCAAGAGCAAGGGCGGCGAGATGGTCTTTGTGGTCGGCCACAGCGCCGAGTGAAAGGAGTCAGCGATGGCAATCAAGCTCGGCATGGAAGCCGCCCTCAAGTACAAGACGGGCGGCCAATCAGGCGCAGGTGCGTGGACGGCACTGGGCAACACCCGCGACGTGACGCTGAACCTCGAGGCGGGCGAGGCGGACGTGACCACGCGAGCCAACAGCGGATGGCGGGCGACGGTCGCCACGCTCAAGGAGGCGAGCGTCGAGTTCGAGATGGTCTGGGACACCGGCGATGCCGGGTTCACCGCCATCAAGAACGCTTTCTTCAACAACGACCCCATCGGGCTGCAGATCCTCGACGATGCGGCCGGTCAGGGACTGCAGGCGGACTTCTCGATCACCAACTTCAGCCGCAGCGAAGCCCTCGAAGAGGCCATCACGGTTTCGGTGACCGCGAAGGTCACGTACTCAGCGACGGCGCCTTCATGGATCGGTTCGTAAACCCGGCGGCGAAGTCGGTGCAACGGCTGTTCAACCGCTGTGCAACCGGCACAGCGTCCCAACGGAGGCAAGGATGCGGCAGTTCAAGGACAACGCGGGTCGGACCTGGACGGTGGACATCAACGTCGCCACGCTCAAGCGCGTGCGCGGGCTCACGGGCGTCGACCTCATGCAGGTCATCGAGGGGACGCTCATCGAGAAGTTCATCCGCGATCCCGTGCTCCTGTGCGACGTGGTCTATGCCGTCTGCAAGCCCGAGGCCGACGCGGCCAAGGTCTCCGACGAGGAGTTCGGCAAGGCGATGGCGGGCGACGCGATCGAGGCCGCGACGGGCGCGGTGCTGGACGAACTCATCAGTTTCTGCCCGAGCCCGAGGGACCGGGCCAACCTCGGGCGGGTGCTCCAGGCCACCAACCGCGTGATGGAGAAGGCCCGCGACCTGACGGAGAAGCGGATAGAGACGCTGACCAGCGAGGGCGAGCTGGACAAGCTCGTGAACCGGATGGTCCCCGAGCCGCTGACGCCTGGAAGTTCGTCTACCAGTGTGCCGGAGCCCTCGGCCTCGACCCCGGGCCCCTGACGCTGCGGGAAATGACCGCCATGCTCGACGGCCGCCAGCGCCACGACTGGTCGATCGCCGCCGCCGTCATGTCCGTGGTGGCCAACACCGCCCGCGATCCCAAGCGATCACGCCTGCTCAAACCCGCCGACTTTGACCCGTTCCACCAGCCATCCCGGCCCGTCAAGGTTGACGTGTCGGTCCTCAAAGACGTGTTCA